CAAGGCGCCGCTCGAATGCGATGCCCGCGGCATTCAGCCGTTGGCGCTGCTGTGCGACTCGGCGCTGCGGGCGCATTGGGCGTACGGGGAGTATGTCGGGCTGGTGCCGTGGATACGCCGGTCGATGTCGGCGACGCGCACCAAGCTGCAGATGATCCCGCCGCACCGGTTGACCCAGGACGGCAACGGCGTCGACCTGTTCCAAGGCGTGCGCGTCGACCACGACGGGATGCCGACGGCGTATCGGATGCGGCTGACACAGCCGATCATGGATCCGGGCCAGGTGATCGAGATCCCGCGTTTCGATGCGGCCGGCCGGCCGCGCGTGCTGCACGTTTTTTCGGGAGATGTCGGGACCTATCGCGGCATCTCGCCGCTCGCGCCGGCACTGCGTGTGGTGCGGCAGTTCGACCAGCTGAGCGATGCGACCCTGACCGCGTCGCTGATCCAGGCGATTTTCGCCGCGACCGTGCATTCTGCGGCGCCGACGCAGGACATCCTGCAGGCGCTGCAAAGCGACGACGAGCAGGCGGCGAGCCAGGGGATCGGCGGCAGCTTGAGCGACTACCTCGGTGCGAAGAGCGCCTTTTACGGCGACAGCCGGATCGACGCGATGGGAGGCCTCGGCCGCATCACGCACCTCTTCCCCGGCGAGGAGCTGGATTTCAAGGCCTCGGAAACGCCGAACCGCACTTACGAACCGTTCGCCAAATTTCTGCTGCACGAGATCGCCAACCCGTTCGGCATCGGCTACGCCGCAGTGACCGGCGACTATTCGGACGCGACCTACAGCTCGGTGCGGATGGAGACCTCGGTCAATTGGCCGATCATCCTGTGGCAGCGCGAGCACGTCGCCGGACGGCTCTATGCCATCGGTTACGAATGCTGGCTCGAGGAAATGATCGACGCCGGCCGGATCGGCTTTCCCGGCGGCCTCGAGGCATTTGTCGCGCAGCGCGCTGCGGTGTGCCGCGCGGGATGGCGGGGACCGGCCAAGCCGCAAGCGGACGACCTGAAATTCGCCAAGGCGGCCGAGGTGCTGTTCAACCTCGGCGTCATGTCGGCCGAGCAGCTCTGCGCCGAACTCGGCCATGACTGGGAAGATACCTTCGACCAGCTGGCGCGAGAACGTCAGGGCCGCGCTGAACGCAAGCTGCCTGATCCGCTCGTCTCGAAGCGCGACACGAATTCGGGCGACGAAGAGAAGGACGCCGCGGCCGAGGGAGCATCCTAGATGGCCGCTGTCGATTGGACGGATCCCTGCGCCCGCGCCAACGCGCTGCGCGGCGCCTACTACACGCTGTTGTCGGGGCAGCAGGAAATCGAGATTCGCACCCGGACCCTCGATGCCGAGGAGGTGGTGCGGTTCGCGCCGGCAGATATGGCGCGGCTGGAATCGGAATTGCGCGGCGCCGAAGGCGAGTGCGCCGCGGCGACGGGGGGCACCAATCCAAACCGCCGCTTCGCGCTGACCGCCGGCTCGCGGCGCCGCTGGCCGTGGGGCTGGGGCGCCAACTGGCCCGTTTAGGGATGACCGGATGACAAGCTGGTTTTCGATCGCCCGCGCCGCCCGCGACGCGGCTGCCGCCGATATCGCGATCTATGACGAGATCGGCAGCTACGGCATCGACGCGATGGCGTTTCGCCGCGAACTCGCCGAACTCGGAGACGTGCAGCGCATCGACTTGCGGGTCAACAGCCCCGGCGGGCAGATCTATGACGGGATCGCCATCGCCAACATGCTGGCCCGGCACCCGGCGCGGGTCGTCGCGACGGTGGACGGGATCGCCGCCTCGATCGCCAGCCTCGTCTGCATGGCGGCCGATGAAGTCGTGATGCCGGAAAACGCGCTGATGATGGTGCACAACCCGGCCGGCGGCATTTTCGGCACCGCCGACGACATGCGCGACTGGGCCGACGCGCTCGACAAGATGAGCACGGCGATGATCGCGTCCTACGCGCGCAAGACCGGCAAGACGCCGGAAGCGCTGAAGGCGATCCTCGACGCCGAAACGTGGATGACCGCGGCCGAGGCGAAGGCGAACGGCTTTGCCGACCGCATCCTGCCGGCGCGCAAGATGCAGGCGAAGTTTGATGTCGCCGCGCGCTACCCGAAGGCGCCGACCGCCTCGATCGCGCTGCTCGGCGCCGAGCTGGTCGAGCCGACTGCCGCCGCTGCGTCCGATTGGACCTGCAGCGCCGCCGAGGGCCTCGCGATCGACAAGCGCGAAAGCTGGGACGGCGACGCGGCCCGCGACCGCATGCTGGCGAGCGCCGGCTTCGGCGGCCAGCATTTCGACCCGGCGAAGGCCGCGAAGGGGTTTCTCGCCTACGACCGGCACAATCCGAGCCTCAAGCAGAGCTGGAAACTACCCTTCGCCGATGTCGCGGATGGCGGTGAGTTCAAGGCGATGTCCGGCGGGCTCAGGGCCGCGGCCGGCAGGCTGTCCGGCACCGATATCCCGGACGACGTGAAGACACGCGCCCGCGCCGTGCTCGACCATTACGAGCGCCGGCTCGCCGCTGACGACCCCAACAATTCCGCCGCGCGCACCGCGGCCGCTACGGAGACAGACATGGAACAGGCCCAAGTCGAGAAGATCGTCGCCGACGCAATCGCCGCCGAGCGCAAGAAGAGCGACGATGCAATCGCCGCCGACCGCAAGCGCAGCGCCGACATTCTGGCGCTCGACGAGGCCAAGGGCCGCGAGGCACTGGCGACGGCGCTGGCAGCGCAGGGACTGTCGGTCGAGGCGGCGAAAGCCATTCTCGCCGCGGCGCCGAAAGCATCGGCTCTCGAAGCGCGGGCCGGCGGGTTCAACCCCGGCGCCCCGCTGGGCGGCGGCACTGGCGCCGGCGCCGAAAAACAATCCGAGATCGACAAGGGCTGGGCCGTCCTCGCCTCCGACCTCAACCGCCGCCACGGCGTCAAGGCACCCTACGCCTAAGACCGCCGCTCCTTACCGCACGCGAAGGACCTTCCGATGACCACTATTACCGAAGCCGTTCATCCGTTCGCGCCGCTGATCTCGCGCGAATACCTGCGCAGCATCGATCAGGTGACGATCGATCAGAACCAGACGATCGTCGTCGGTCAGGTGCTCGCGAAATATACGATCGCGGCCGATCCCGCCTTCGCCGCCGCCGCCAACACCGGCAACACCGGCAATGCGACGATCGCGATGGGCGGCACGCCCGACGACACGAAGGTGAAGGAGGGCGCCTACCGCATCTTCTGCACCGACGCGACGCACTTCCTCGTGCAGGACCCCGACAGCATCCTGCTTGGCGGCGGCGTCTTCGGGACCGCGTTCGCCAACGGCGTACATTTCACGATCACCGCGGGCGGTACGGCTTGCGTTGCTGGCGACGGGTTCACCGTGCAGTCCAGCATGACTTCGGCGATGGAGCTTTACGTCGCGCACGTCCCAAGCGCCACCGACTCGACCGCGACCGCCGTCGCGATCGCGCTTTACCCGGCGACGAACGGTGCCAGTGTCACCGCCAATATCGCCGCCGTGACGCGCGAAGCTGAAGTGCGCGGCAGCGATCTGACCTGGGCGAGCGGCATCACGACCGCGCAGAAGGACGAGGCGACCCGCGATCTCAAGGCCAACGGCCGGAACATCATCATCCGATAGCAGCCTTCGTCGATCGCCCCTCCCTGGGGGCGCCGTTCATCAACCCGCCCGGCCCTGCCGCGGCGGGATTTTCGCTTCCTGTGCCTGAAGGACCTTCGACATGCCCATTTTGGATGTCTTCAACTCTGACGCGTTCACCGCGGTCAGCCTTACCGCGGCCGTCGATAAATACGGTTACGTGCCGGGCTTCCTCTCTGCGCGGCCGGGCCTCATCGTGCCGGTTCCGGTGCGCACCAAGGAGGTCTGGATCGAGGAACGCGCCAACACGCCGGCGCTGATCCAGACGACCGCCCGCGGTGCCCCGCCGGTCCAGAAATCCGGCGACATTCGCGATGCCCGCTCGTGGGCTACCGTCCGCCTTGCGATCGCCTCGCGCATCTGGGCCGAGGAGGTGCAGTCGATCCGCGTCTTCGGCCAGGAACAGGCGATGAAGGACCTGCAGGGCGAGGTCGCGCGCCGACAGTTCAAGATGAAACAGGACCTCTCGCTGACCCGCGAGAACATGGTGCTCGGCCTCGTCCAGGGCATCGTCACCGACGCCGATGGTTCGACGATCCGCAACTGGGCCACCGAATTTGGCCAGTCGCTTCCGGCCGAGGCGAGCTGGAACACCCAGCTCAACGCGACCTCCGGCGGCGCCCTACGCGAAGCCTGCAACACGGTGCGGCGCGGCATGCTGCGCGCGCTGAAGGGCCTCGGCGGCGTCAACGTGCGCATCGAGGCAATCTGCGATGACGTGTTCTGGGATGATTTCGTGACCAGCGAAGAGGTGCGCGACAACTATCAGGCCGCCGCCGCCTTGCAGCGCATCAACAATGTCGGCAACGCTTTCGAGAGCTACACTTTCGCCGGCATCACCTTCCACAACTACCGCGGCACCGACGACAACTCGACCGTCGCGCTGGGCTCCGGCAAGTGCAAGTTCTACCCGGTCGACGCGGGCATCTTTCAGATTGCCTATTCGCCGGCCGCGCGCATGGAATTCATCAACACGATGGGCCAGGCGGAATATTCCTGGATTGTCGCCGACATGCTGCGCGACGAGTGGGCGGACGTCGAGATGCAGTCCTACCTCCTGCCGGTGTGCACGATGCCATCGGCTCTCTACAGCGCCCGCTCCGCTGCTTAAGCAAGCGATCCGGTGAACGCTGCCCGCGCGGCGCTGCTGCAGGACGCGATCGACCGCCAGTCGGGCGAGGACGTTCTGATCGAGCCGATGATGCCCGGCATCGACGCCAATGCGCGGCCGGTGCCCGACACGGCGCGGTCGCCGGCGACGATTACCGGCGTGTGGTCAGAAGGTCCCGTCGAGGCCTCGCGCCGGCCGCACGAACGCGTCGAAAGCCGCAACCGCGACAGTTGGGCGACGCGGCCCTCGGTCAAGTTCCAGGCCGACGCGCTGCCCTACGCGCTGGCGGTGGGCGACCGCATCACGCGGGTTGCGACCGGCGAGCGCTGCGCGGTGGCCGTCCCGACGAGCGACGGGTTCGGCCGGGTGATCGCGTTCCTGACGGCGCGCGGGAAAGCGAGTTGACAGTATGAGCGCACTCGGCCGCACGGCGCTGCGGCTGGCCGGGATCGCGGCGCTCAACGCCGATCCGGTCATCACGGCGCTCTGTCCGCCGAGCCGCGTCTTCGACAGCCGCATCGCAGTCTTCAACGAGACCGAGCCGGTGCCGGTCATCGTCGTCCTGACCGAGGAGATGGAGGGCGACGCCTACGACGACGCCGGCGGCGGGCCGCCCTTCGACGACAAGGTGGACCTCGTCGTCGAGATCGCGATCCGCGCGATCGTGGCGACCGACGGCCAGGACGATGCGACGCCGGTGATCGGCGTGCCGGAAACCGATGCGGAAATGGAAGCGACGCTCGACATGATCGAGCATCGCGCGCTCGAGGCATTGACCGTCGCCGACACGGCGCAATCGCTGCTGGTGCGCCAGGCCGTACTGCGGCGGGCCGAGAAGCAGAAATCGCAGCGCTTCGTCGACGACGCGACGGGCGCGAAACTGGCGATCCGGCAGCTGATGCTGACGGCCTCGCTGAAAGGCGAGGATCAGCAGAACGCCGTGGAGTTGATCGACCCGACCGTGGCCGCGGCCGCGCATGGCGGCAACACCGGCAACGGCACGCTGACGCTCGCCAGCCCGGCCTATGACGACACGGTGCTGAAAGGCGCCTACACGGTCACCTTTACTGCTGCGACCGCGTTCATCGTCACCGACCCGGCCGGCACCGAATTCAACAGCGGCGTTCTCGATGCCGCTTTCGCCGACCAGGTGCGCTTCGGCATCGCGCCGGGAACCGCCGCCTTTGTCGCCGGCGACAGTTTTACGCTCACCGTCGGCCAGGGACCCTACGCGATGCTGCCGGGGGCGCTGCGCCAGGTGTGCAATGCGATGGCGGACGGGTCGTCGGGCAAGGCGACCTGCGACCTCATCGCCGGCGCCTATGGCGCGCCGGCGGCAATCGCACTCTTCACCGGCGCGAACCTGACCGTGGCGCCGCAACAGACGCTGAACCCGACGCAGGCGCCGATCGCGCCGGGCGACCCCGGCGCCAATCCGGCCTTCGGTTACGACAACCAGATCCCGTCATCGGACGGGTAGGAGCCAGCATGTCCGAACGCAAGATCGTCGCTCCGGCCCACCCGGACGCGAAAATCCCCGATCTCGACCATCACCGCTTCCTGCCGCCCGAAGGCATGGAAGTGGCCTGGTCTCCCTATTGGGAGCGGCACCTGCGGCAGGGAAACGTGACGGTTTCCGATGTGCCGTCCGCTGCTGGCGCCCCGGCGCCGCGCCCCGCGCCTCCTGCGATGGCGCCGTCGGCCGAGCCGGAGAAACCCAAGGCCTGATCCCCCTCGCGCACCTTCCCGGCCCTAGCGGCCGGGCTGAAGGGCGCCCTCGCGGCGCCCTTTCTCATTTCGGAGAAGCCCGCCCATGAGCGTCGCCTTCAACTACACCCCCTCCAACGAGCGCGTGCCGTTGACTTCATTCGAACTGAACGCCGGGACACCGCCCTATTCCGGCGTCTCGCGCACGCTCCTGATCGGCCACATGCTGACGGGCGGCACCGCGACAGTGGGGCAGCTCCAGATACTCGGCGGCAGCGACCCCAACACGCTGTTCGGCGCGGGTTCGATGCTGGCGTCGATGGCCGCCTATGCCCGCTGGCACAATCCGATAGGCGCCATCTACTGCCTGCCGATCGCCGCGTCGGGCGCGGCGGCGACGCAGACCATGACCTTCGCCGGGCCGGCGACGGCCGCCGGCACCTTCAGCCGCTATATCGCCGGCGAGAAATATTCCTGTGCGGTGGCCGCGAGCGACAGCGCGACGACGATCGCGACCAATTTCCTCGCCGCCCTCAACGCCGGCTACACCAAGTTCAGCCGCGCCATGCTGGCGCCGGTGACCGGGGCGAACGTCGCGGGCGTTTTGACCCTGACCTCGCGGTGGCTGGGGCCGACCGGCAACATGATCCGCATCGATGAAAATCTCGACGGCAACGACATCGACCCGGCGGGCATCACCTGCGCGCTGGGCGCCAGCGCGCTAGCGGGGGGAACCGGCACGATTTCGCTGGCCACGGCGCTGGCGCTGATCCCCTCGTCGATGGCGTTCGACTGGGTCGCCGGTCCCTTCAACACGGCGGGTAATTTAGCCGACAGCGCCACCTTCTTTGCCGATAGCGGTTCCGGCCGGTGGTCGCCGACGGTCGGGCTCGGCGGCCACTACATCA